GCAGATCCTAAAATGTCAAAGGTGGCTAATAAAATTGTTAAAGGACTTGGCGCATTGGGTATCGGATTTACAGCTTATCAGTTCACTCAGCTTGTTGGACTAATAGATAATCCTAACTCAACTCAAAAAGACAAGCAAGCAGCAGTCGCCGGTTTCCTAGCATCAATGATGAGTGCTGGTGTTGGCGGCACGGCCGGCGCAATTATTGGTGCATTCGGCGGGCCGTGGGGTTCGTTAATTTTTGGTGTAATTGGTGCTGGACTAGGAGCTCTAGGCGGAGAGTTGCTAGGCGAGTATATTGCAAAATGGGCATTTGAAGAAGGCGAACCTTCACAAGAAGACATTGATAAGAGAAATAGACAAATTGGTATAGATCAGTATTTAGATAAAGTTAATGCTAGACCTGAAAAACCATTGAACCCCGGTACAAAAGGCTTTGGTGCACGAGCAAAAGCTTATGCAGACTGGAATGCTCAATACAGTGAAACACACAATCCAGATGGTACACCAAAAGCTAGTGTGTCTACTGGAACTGCTATGGGTGGCCGCGGTAGCATAGTAGAAAAACCTGGCGAAAGAGAAGCTTATATGAAAGCTGAAGCTGCTCGTCAAGCAGCTTTAAATGATGAAATTCTTAAACCTGGTGCTTTTGTATTAACTGATACACCAGAAAGTATGGTAAGCGGCAGTACTAATCGTAAAAATGGTTTAAATACTGTAGCAGGCAATGGTAGCGGTGGAGGAGCAGTGATTATTAATGCACCGGTTAGTGCGCCATCATCTATTAATTTAACAAATGGTGGTTCAAGTGTTAATCAATTAAGTATTAGTGGCGGAGGTGGAGTGGGTATAGGACCATCTATGCTACCGTATGGATTAACTAACGCATACAATTAATAAAAAAGGGAGCTTTGAGCTCCCTTAGTTTATTTAGAAGGTTGGTTAAACCAAGCTTCCCATTCTTCATCTGATACTGGCCACATGATTAGTCTTTCTTAGAAACAAAACCATAAAGCTCTTGAGCTTTCTTAGTTAGTTCTTCAATAGAGTATTGAGCCGGTATAAATTCTTTCCACGTTTCAGCATTAACCTTTCCAGCATCAAGCGCGGCTTCATATGCACGATGCGCAAACTGCATGTTAAGTTCTTGTTGACGATCCATGTATTCCTTAGCCATTGCAAGGATTTCTGTGCGAATTTCGAAAGGGTTTTTGTTTGACATAATAGTCTCCTGTGTTGTGTGTAATGATGCCACAATTACTTGTGACGGGCTTTGCGCATTCCAGCGCGGGTTTCTTGCATCACTTCTAAGAGGTGAATAAAGAAATTCTTAATGGGATTAAACATTAAATGGTTCCTTCTGCTTTAGGTTGTGGGAATAGTTTAGTAGCGTATGAATCAACAGAATATTTAGCAAGATCAGTAAAGTTTTTTGCTAGCATTTTAGCAAAAACTGTTTGCGCATTAATAAAATCGTGAGCGGCTTTGTTTAACGTAGGATCAGTAATAACTTTATCCGTTAAACCGCGCTTAGTTGTTTGAAACGCTTCGATATGAGCTTCTAGCGTTAGGTATGGTGCGAACATTGAAAACATATTTTTCCTTTTGTGTTGTGTGTATGAAATGGAGGGCATTTCACCCTCCTAGTTTTATTTATCCGTTGAGTACGGCATGCGCTAACGTACCGCTAGAGCCAATCACAATTTTATGCGGCTTCTTTTCTTCTGGGATTATGTTCTCGAGCTGAATAGTAAGGATACCATCTGCAAGATTTGCTGCTCTTACCAAGATTGTATTTACAAGCGTAAAGCTACGCTCAAACGATCTAGTTGAAATACCTTTATGGATATATTCTTGAGTAGTGTCTGTTTTATTACCCCTGATAGTTAAGACACCATCTTTAAATTCAATATCAAGATCTTCGATTTTAAAGCCAGCAATTGCAAGTTGCAGCTCATACCAATTTTCTTTTGTTTTGATGATATTGTATGGGGGATAATTTGATTGAATCGTGGGCTTTGATACTTTGTTAAAAAGATTATCAAATCCAATAAAGAATGGATCATTCAATAGATCCGCGTTGATTCTACGCGTGGCTGTGCTAGTCATTTTGCTATCTCCTTATTAAGCAAGATTAAGTTGTGCCGTTATTAACCGGCGGTTTAAATAACGTAGGAACCCGAAGCATTCCTACACTATTATTTATACACCCGTGCTGCCAAATCCGCCTTCGCGATCAGTTTTTTGCACAGGTTTTTCTTTTGTTTCTGCAATTTTTGTACGAAGAGTTTTCTCAATTAAGCACTGAGCAATGCGCTCTCCGTTTTCGATTGTTGCCATACTGTCTGACATGTTTTGTAGCATCATAAATGATTCTTCTACGTAGTCAGAATCAATTATGCCAACACCATTCGCCATCGTCAAACCTTTTTTAAGCGCTTGACTAGAACGAATAAACATCTTCATAACATGACCCTGAGGAATATCGAAGATGAGACCTGTTGGTACTAGTACTCGAATACCGGGTGGCAGTTGAAAAGCGTCTCGTGCTCCACCGACACCTTTTACAACAATCACCATTTCTTTGTTAAAAGCGTTAAACGATCGTAAACGTTGACCATTAATAATACATGCTTTAATATCAAAACAAGCTGATCCGGCTGTTGCGTATTCAGGTAGTTCTGCTGCTTCATTCACTTTATATACATTCATAATCACTTTTTCCCAATGTTGTATTTAGCCTCTAAAATCCATTCAGATTTTTCTTTGTGAGATAAAATCTTAATTTGATTCAACGGAGCGACTGGTTCTTCTGATGCACCTGGATGTGTGACAGTAACCAATCCCCACTCATCGACAAGATTAGTAATAGTATTACGTCTTGCCATGTCTTCTTCAGTAAACGTGTTCGTCTTTCCGTCTAATATAAACAATTCTTTAAAATGTAGAATTGCGTATCTTCCTTGCTTATGTAGAATATGACAAGTTTGATATAACTTCTTTTCTTTTCTCGAAGAAATGCCAATTCTAGTAAGTGTTTCTTTTACTTTCAAGAAACTATCAGGAGAAGGAAGAGAAACCTCGACACCAACTCCTTTAAAAATGTCCTCATTTTGCATAACGACAGCACCTTATTTTTTATGTTATTATTGTTCACGATGCCCACCATGACCATCAATACATATTTATTTTATTTCGAAACTCCGCCTGTAACAAGCTTTTCATGAATAATAACAAGGTCTTCTTTCGATAATGCTTTAAGATATAGCTTTGCAACAGTGCGATTGCAAGAATACACGTGTTGAATCGCGTCTAGATCTACACTCTTTTCTGCTTTAGGCCATTTAGAAAAACGTTTACGCTTGCGTAGCGCTCCTCTGTAATAATCAAATTGCGCAGCGTCAAACAAATGGGCGCGCTGATTCATTTCATTTGCATGCAAAATTGTATCTTCGAAGTTTGCAAAACCACGATTAATAATATAAGCGTTGTATTGCTTTTCAGCAAGCGCTGGTGCTTCGTGATTGCCAATTAAATCTTCTTTAGTTTCAGAAACGGCACTCATGAAATCAAATGGGCTAATATCTTTAGACATTATGAATAACCCTTTCCAAATATTTTCATTGCAATAGCTGGCGGTGTAAGGTCTTCACGATCAGCAATAACATCCATTTCAAATTTAGATGGATAGTGTCTTAGCAAACGACGAGCTTGATCACGAATACGTTTTGGTACTCGTGGTGTTACTTTTGGATCAAGCAGTTCTACTAAAAAATCGTGTGTCCATACAACTGCGTTTGTTCTTTCAATTGGCACTGTCATTTTTTACTTCCTCAATAGCTTTTAATACATCATTAACATCATTGGCGCAAGTTGGGCATGCCATAATAGTATGCGGGCCTTCTGCAGTATTTAATTTTACACTAAAAGCAGTTTTCTTGTCAACTGTTTTAAAGCAATAAAAGCATTCAACAGTGCTTTTTGTAAAAAGGTTTTTAATCTGCTCGATCATTTTTTTCAATAGGATTGTCGTAGTAATCTGTGAGGCCTTTACGTTGACGATCTTTTTTATATTCAGTCATAACAAAAGATTCCCATACAATAAAAGCGACCAAAATTAACAAGTAAAGACCAAACAAAATTGGTAGAAAATCAAGTGACATATGCTTCCTTTATTTGTATTCTGATTCCATCATGACTTCAGTCAAGAATGCAACCATATTAACTTCGAGATCGGCAACAAAGTTTGATTTGTACATATAATCTGCAAGTGTGACTACAAAACCTGGCATAGATTTTAGTTGAACTTTGTCGGTTGACATATCATAGATACGACGAAACATTTCATTCATGTCCTGATCTGAATTAGTAGCAACCCACTTACGCATACCGGTGAAGTTCTTTTCTTTAAGAAGTTTAAACAATTCATCCATAGATTCTTGTTTAAGATTAACAAAGATACCTTCATCAATACGACCAGAAGATGCATATGTTTGCAGCTCAGTCAATACACGACGGAAGTCTGGGAAGTGTCGTTCAATAACTTTTGCAATAACTGGTTTGTCATATTCAACACTTTGATTTTCAAGGATAGCACATACACGTTTGAAAAACTGCATAGCCATCTTTGGGCGCTGAGATGTTTCAATAGTGAAGTCTACTTCAGACAAACGAGAACGAAGTGGTTCAATGATACGGTTTTTAAAGTTACACGTAAAGATAAAACCGCAGTTAGAAGAGTATTCTTCAATAAAGTTGCGCAAAGCAGGTTGAACTGATGTAGCGTTTAGATAATCTGCTTCATCAAAGATAACATATTTACGGCCGCCGGACAAAGACATTGAAGACGCGTATGTAGAGATTTCATATCGAAGTGTATCGATATTAACATTAAGAGAACCATTCTTAACAATATAGTCGCAGCCTAACTCTTCAAGCATGGCTTTTGCGATAGTTGTTTTACCTACACCTGCTGTGCCGGTAAGCAACAAGTTGGGGATGCTTTTGTCCTCAACGAATTTTTTAAAAGCGATTTTGGTTTTTTCAGGAAGGATTGTGTCATCAATTTTTTGCGGACGATACTTCTCGACCCACAATACTTCATTTGCTTTTGCATCAATAGACATGTAGTCACCTTCATAATATAATAATAAGTGCAGGTTTGTTTAGCAACGAGAGCCTGCATCGTTCGTTCTAGGTGGCTGCCTAGTATCAGTTCTTAACTTTGTCTGCCATTGGTGCGCTTGGTGGAACATTCGCTGGCATTTCGCCTTGCGGTGCTGCTTCACCTTGCGGTTGATTCTGACGGAGGAACATTTCAAGCTTATTACGAAGCATGCCCAAACCTGCCATCTCATTACCTTCAAATGCACCACGACGTGAAACAACGTCGATCATTTGTACAACAGTTGCGATGTCTTGCAAAGTAATTTGTACCGGTGCTTGCTTTTGTTCTTGATCACTCATTTTCATTTATCCTTTTTTATAAGTCGACTTAGTATCAATTGCCACGAAATACGTGACGTCTTCACTCTTAAACTCAGAGATACCCTTTGCGCAAAGCGTAACTTTATAGTCCTGAGGCAAGAGTTTAAGATTATCGGTTTTAACAATAATCTTAAATGTATCAGATGTAGTGCCAATTTCAACACCATAATCATCTGAATTTTCATTGCCGCCATCGATAGCCTTCAAGTAAATTTTACCGTCTTCGCCTACGAAAGCAACTTCCTGAAATTGTAGAACACCTGCTGCTTTAATAACAGATTGGAGATCTTCCCACGAAACATTTACAACAACATCTTCTGAAGGCAACTTAATGTCTTTTTCTGGTGCTGCATGAATCATAGAAATATCGGCATAAACATACTTAGTGCGCTGTTTACCCGATGCGATAGTAAAGTACCGATCATGGAATTCGACATCTGGATCTTTGTAAAGACTCAAGATGGACAAAAAGCGAGACAAATCATAAACACATGCCTGTGAAGGAATAGTGTCTGGAATTCTCGCAGTTGCTACTAGAGTCTTTTCAGGTGTGACAGTTTTAAGAATATTACCTTCTTTCATCAAGATGGATTTATTAATACTCGAAAAACTTTTAAGAATTGTGAGGGTACGTTCAGAAAATTTCATAATATAGGGTTCCTTTGTTCACTGTTTATTTATCTATTGTAACACGATTTATTGCAAATGTCAACATATTATTTGTCTTTTTTGCCATAATTTTTCTTTCGGCTTGAGTTATCTGCTGTTGCAGTAATCCCAAGACTACCAATATGAGATAAAGAGCCCTTAAAAATATAAGAACCAATATGTTGTAGTTGCATCCACGGACATGTCCAAATCTTCATTCCAGCTTGACGAGCTTTCTTACAAAAGAAATAATCTTCTGATAGATAACGCTTAGTTTCTGGATCGATAATACAATCGAAGTAAGCATGAATTTCACGACTACCATCGAATTGATCTGTACGGACATGATCTGGTTTGTAGCTTAGTTCAGGGTAAGCTGCTGCAAATTTCTCAAACGTTGCTCTTGGGATAAGCATAAAGCCAGTTCCACCTTCTCCAATTTCTAATGGCTCGCTAATGTTAAATGAGCTTACTCTATTAACAGGATTAAAAACATAATCAGCAGTGTATTGTTCTAAATCAAATGGATTTTCGTCACCCTTACCAGCCGCTGCAGCCTTTTGAACTTTTTCCCAAGCAATAGTTTTCTTAGGATAAAGACCAGTTACGATGTTGTACTTTTCTGGATCTGAGATTTGAACTGCAAGCAAACCAAGAACATCACGAGGATTAAATCCAATGTCTGCGTCAATAAACAAAAGATGAGTACAATCTGATCTGAGGAATTCGTCTGCAATATAGTTACGAGCTCGTTGAATCAAACTCTCATTAAACAAGTAATAGAAGTGAATAGGAATTTGATTCGCTGCACACATTGTAGCTAAATCTACAGATGCCTTTGTATATGTACCAGCACATTGCGCACCGTACATTGGTGTGCCTACAAAGATTTTATGTTTTCTTAGTTCTTCAACCGATGTTTGAATTTTCATATTTCAATTTGCTCCAAATCGTTTTCTGCTCTTACAATAGTTTGTAGTCGCAGAATATCTGCTGCAACGTCATGTTTACTATTATGCTTACTAAAGTTTTGTTCCCATTTTTCTAAATTGGATACGGGAACAAATCCATTACCACCCGGTGTATTAAAATCAAACTTAGCATCAATAAATGTGCGAGTATCTCTTACAGCCCAGTATTTCAAGTGCTCGCCAAGCAAAGAAGTTTTGTTTGCGTTTTGTGCTATTCGATCTAGAATAACTGGATCAAAAGAATTTGATCGTGACCACCAGTAATCTACTTTACCAGCAGCTCGCAAATAATCAATTAGCTTTTCCATAAATTGACTTGCTGTTAAATCATCTGCAGACGGCTTAAGATTTTTTCTTAGTTCTGCTGGCTGATCTAACCACCATTGTAAGTCACGCTGGTTATATTTGCAGCCATGATTAATCATTTGATCTTTGATATCAAACTTAGCTTGCTGCATATTATGCACTAACTCTTTAAAGGAGTAAGGATTTTCTGTAAATCGTTCCCATTGAAACGTAATATAAGCACAATCAATAGCAGGAATCTCGCGAGAGCATTGTCCAATTGTTTCAAAATCAATAATAAAATGTGTACTCATCCGAAAAATGCCTCCAACGTATCAACCTTTGTTTCATATTCCATCTTCTTAGTACCATTATACTGCACAATGTAGTCTGTGTCAACCATTATTCTTTCGCCTTTTAACACAGCAAGAACTTCTGATGCCATGTCTGTTGCAGTTTGAACTGGAACGTTTTGGCATATGTGATTAGCTACTTTAGGATTAGCATCAACTAATTCAAAGTCTTCTGGCAAACCCATAATTGACATGGCTTCACGATAGTTAATGAATCTGTCTTCGTCAGGATGCGTAAGCATTATAGGATAATGCCCAACGAATGCACCAATACGATCTTTTGGAATGATAACACCGCGGCGCATAATGCTTCCACCACCAGCAAGCTTCTCATTCTTGTACAAACATTTTTCTACTTCTCTTTCAAATCCGTTTTCTTGCATCCATTTTGCTACTTGCAAATACGTATGTCCTGCACGTTCAATATAAGAAAAAGCATCTATTCCGCGCGCCGATGTAGGATCAATCGCAGCAGCATGTTCTTTGTGACTAATGCCACCATGAATCACTTCAAGAATATATTTGTAATACGGATTATCGGAAGGTTTTTTATTGCAAATTGGTTCTGTTTGAAAAGTAGTTTTTACATTACGAATCAATTCTTCAATTGGTGTATATTCACGTTCAAAGTAATTAAAGATTGGAACTCGTGTTCCTTGCCAGAAGAAATAGAATGATCGTTCACGAACTTGAGGTACACCATGCAACAATGATTTAGTACGATACACACTCATAGTGTAACCGTTATCTTTACCAATTTGCTTCATTTCATTACGAATTTTTGAACCAATCTTACCGGCAAATCCTGGAGCGTTTTCACCCCAAAATACTTTTGG